TATGAATGATAGACAAGCTATCAAAGATTTGGTTAAACTATTAAACGAAGAATAGTTTCGAATTAATACGGGCGCATTGGTCTTTGTAGCACCGAAAGGTGATAGGCTTGGTAAGACAAGTTAGCATAAAGAGGGTGATGACCTACCTCTGCCCGTCTAAAAGTTTCGGTGGCCAAATACCATATCCTCCTTTGGACACCGAATATTACGTAAGGCAAGGTAGTAGCCGTAATGAGATATCATCCTTGCCTTTCGTATAAAAAAATAATACTTCTTAAATATGGAATATGCTTTAGGTAAAAAATTTTTTTCACAAGTTATTCCTCAATTTGTAGAAGCAAGAAATAGAAAGAATATTACACAAGCTAATCTTGATGACATATTAGGAGTAGCTAAAGGTCTAGTATCAAAATGGGAAGTAGGCATAAGAAAACCGAGTGGCTACTTATTTTGTTGCTGGGCAGATGCTTTAGATTGTGATATTGTTTTAGAATTGAGGAATAATGAGGATAATATATCAAGATAAAAAATTATTTATTTCATTAACTAAAGATGAAATTGATAAGATAAATAAAAAGGTAGGTTCTCCTACCGAAATTCATATAGGTAATTTAAAAATTTTACATGAAGATGTAAATAAAGCTGTTTTTGAAAATTGGAAAGATTTAATAGATGAAGAATATTAATGAAATATTAAAAAAATTATCAAAATCAGTAGAAGATAACAAACTTTCTCCAATGGAAAGAAAACAAAAAAAAAGAGAGTTTGTTACTAAACTTGGTTATAAGTATTTGGAATATAATAAAGCCAGATGGTTTGACTATTTATATAATTCAAAAAAAGTAGCCGAAAATAAAATTGTGTATTATCAAGCCGAATTGTTATACGCAAAATATCGAGAGGAAATCGAACAATGGAAGACATACAAAAACAAAAAAAGGGAACGAAGTTTGAAGTCTTAAAGACTATTGGTGGTAGTGATGCCAACAAACTTGTTCTCGGTACTTATACCGAATGGCGTAAAATTGTAGAAGATAAGATCAATGAAGTAACTAGTGATCTATCTTCTGTGTTACCAGTTCAAATGGGTATAGCCACAGAAGAATTAAATCGTAAGTGGTTTACAATGGTTACTGGATTACCAGTAACTACTTCAGATAAAATATGGAATGATCCAGATAAACCATATGCTCATGCAAGAGTAGATGGACTAATTCATTCAAATGAAAAAGGAGATAGGGTTGGCGAAGAAGCTATCTTTGAAGCTAAACACACTAATCCTTTTAAGCCTGTAGGAGATCAAGTAGAAAAATATTATGGTCAGCTACAACATTATATGAATGTATTAGATTTTGATTTAGCATATTTATCAATATTTACTGGTAATATGAATCATCATATTTTTAAAGTAGAAAGAGATGATAAATATATTACTGATTTAGTATTAGTAGAAAAATATTTGTATTTATGTATTAAAGATAAAACAATACCACACCATGATTGGTATCAGGATTATCAAGAAAAACGTAAAACACAATATTTAGTACAGGAGATAGCATGACATATCCAAATAGTGCTGGTTATACTAATAAAACTACCAGCAAAGAAGCAGCCGACAAGATCAATATGCAATATCCAAG